CACCTCTTGCTACAGGAGCATTAGTTCGTAACCACGAGTTAAGTCCTGTTCTGCCTTCCATGTAAGCAACAGGAGCATTTGCTATCATATATCCTACTGGATATACTTCAGCATTCATTGTTGAGTGAGGTGCGTCACTTATAAGTATAGCACCTGCTCCTACAAAGGCTGTTGGAAATGGAGCATCACACTCAAGGTCTCCCCACACATCGTCTGGGTCAATAGGAGGAGGAGGTGGCACTCCGTACAGCCACGGATCCATTCTTGTAAAATACTGCTGCGGTACATTCCTCGGATAGAAATAAGGAGTTATTACCGCAGGCAGTAGCGAAGAATTCTCAAGTCCAACTACAACAGGAGGATTATCTCCATAAACCTTAGTTTTGTTAGCAGGAGCTGCCCTTACTAATTGTGTAGGCTGAGGTGGAAATCTATAAACACCCATGAGATTATCCTCTTAACTGTTAACCAAGTTCAGCAAAAGTAACACCAAAGTTCCAACCTGTCAAGGTTGTAGGTGCTGCAGGGAAATACAACACAAATGCAGCTGCGCTTGTTCCAGTAATAGTCAATGTTTCTCTTGGAGTCGGAATCCACAGATAACCGTTAAGCACATTAAAAGCATCGTTGATAATTGCTGTAACAGCACCAGCACCTTCTGCAGATGCATTGATACCGCACTTACCTGCAGCAATAGTAGTTGCTCCAACGATGAGTGAAATTGGATCACTAATTTTAGTCTTCTGGGGTTCAACTGATGTCACAGTTTGAAATGCTGTTACCTTAGTTCCAAGAAGGATTCTTTGCTGAGCACTCGTAGCATTTGCGTGCTGCGATACCCAAGCTCTCAAAATTTCAATCGTCTGACCAGCAGCTGGCATAATAGCAACCAAAGTACAGACTGCATTAACAACTGTTATATTTGGTCCAGTAACTGTATACTCTCTCATTTTACTTCCTCCTATTGATTTGTAATTGGTGATTGAATTACTACAGGTACGTACCCAACCTTATCAGGTCCGACAACTGTATGAATTCGTTGAGTTACTCCATATGCTATACCATCTGCGTTAGTAGCATATGGTCTTACGTTGTAGTCAGTATTTGCTGTAAGTCCACTTAACAACTGAAAGAAGTCACCTACACCAAAGTTTCCATCAGTGTGCATCTCCGCATCTGCAATAACAGGATCAGCAACTGCACCTGACTTATAGGCAACACCTATTCTTGTGGCATTATCAACTCCAACATTAGTAATTGTTCCATTACCTGTACAACAGGTATTAGTCACCTGCGTACAAGGATTTGACACAACTGTTGCTACTGCCATTTACTCCTCCTTATGAGGACTCAGGTAACGTAATTGCAAAGGTGTCGATAGTAGTTGTTGCACCTGCCACCAAGGAAACTGAACTCATATTAAGTTCTTTTCCAGAGGTTCCAATTGCTCCATCAATTCGAGGATAAACATATCCACTATCTGCACCGCCTGCATCAACTGCATTAGCATAAAGTCTAAACCAAGATGCATAACCACTGTAAGTGTTAAGACCTGACCACACACCAGTCTTAGCAATAACACCTAAAGCTGCTATCCCAAATCTGAGTCCATTAGCAGATGCACCAGAAACAAAGGTTCCACTTGCAAGACTAATCTCAACAAGTTCAGTTGCTCCGCCAAGACCATCATCAGGACTTACAGGTTGAGTTCCATTGTATATCTTCAAAACACTATCCTTAAAGATTTCTTTAATAGAACCACCTTTAAGACATTGAATCTTGACATGCGGTCCAGCAATTTCACCAATAACTGTAGTTTCAACAATCTCAATTTTAGCTGCAATAACAGTAGCAATTGTGAACAGTCCATTGTTTAGTGCTGCCAAAAATCCAGACACCATGATAATATCATCTACCTTAAAACCAGCAGCAAGAAATCCACTACCAGAATCAGTAAAGTTATCAGGTGTTCCAGTTACTGCAGCAATTGTATCTGCGGGTCCGATAGATGCTCCACTAATCTTCGTAACCCCACCTTGTTGCAAATTTCTTAAACAAGTCGAATACTTAAGAGCCATTTCACTTTCCTCCTATTGTTTCAGTATAACTAAATATCTTCCATCATGCAGTACAGCACAACCGCTACTTACATTAGGAAGTGTAATTCTGCGTTCTGTTAAACACTTACATTCTCCACCAGACAAACCCATATAGATTCCATTTAAGGATGTCCATATAGTAGCTGGTCCAACCATCTTACCATCAAGCATTTCTTCCGCATTTGCCTTTATTCCTGTTCCAGGTATTGCAGGATAGTTGGATATATTGATCTGCTGAAATTCACTTGGAACAGTACCCTTCAAAAACACAATCTTAGTTTCCGTTGAAACATAGATTCCATCTGCAACGGCTTTAACCATCTTAATATTACTCTCGAACCACACAAAGTTTCTTGCTTTGTCAAAGAGGTTAAAACCAAAACGCTCAGAAAACCAAAGAACATTATCAGAAGCAATACACATACTTCCATTATACACTTCCAGTAATGATCCTATAGGAGGAGCAGAAAACTGCCTCGTTGTGACTGGACCATAATAAGTACCTACGAGCCATGCAGTATAAACACCGTTCACCAACATTCCAATCTCGTAACCATTGGCAAAGTATATAGTATTTAATACTTCAACATAACTCATCAAGGCACCTGCTGTCAGACCAGTATGAACAGCAGTTCTTGTGAAGTCACTATTCAACTTGTATAGTGTAGTTCCAGATACAAAGAATGTTCCACTTCGACCATTGAACATTGACTTACTATCTTCAGTTCTAGTAGTAGCAGCATAACCTTTAGTTCTGAATGGTCTACCTGTATCATCAATCTCTGTGTTCCATGCTTCTGCTAATTCAACAGAACCACTTTGAGGATCAAACTCCATTCTTGTTGAAGGTTGAGTATTATTCAACCCAGAAGACTTTACAAAAGATGTAGTAATCTTAGGCATCTTAGCAACTCCACATTGATTTACTTATCACAGACCGTCTGCGACTTACATAAGCTCTCAACTTGTTAATACCATTTTCAGCTAATCCAGAAAGTACTTTGGTATTAACCATTCCACCTTCAATACCATCTTCAATAATAGAGTATGCAAATACAGCAGCTTTATTAACGATAGCATCTCTATGCAGATAGTCTGGAATGAAAGAAGGAGTATCAGTACCATTTACCAGTAAAGCAGGTTTACAGTAACCAATACAAGTAATAACCTTCGCTACTGTGGGAATAGGATGATAATATAATATGTTGCCCTCTAGTGTAAGATGTTGTATATCTCCACTTTCGGCGAGGGAAGGGTATAATTTAATCAACTCTTCAATCCCACCATCAAGTACTTTATACTCATAGTTACTATCTCCAGCATATAATAAACGACTCGAGAAATTTGCTGGCATATTAACAAAGTATGTACTGATGTCTGTAGTAACTGAACATACTTGTTTTAGTTCAGGAAACTTTACATCCTCTGCAATCTGCTGAATAGACTCATTGATGTAGTCTGGAACAGCCGCCAGTATTCCTGGACTTTGATCCATCAACAACAATAAGAGTTCCTGTTGTAATGCTGTATAGTTCATGGTACTGTACTCCTTCTAATCAACGCAAAAAATTAACATTGGTGACACAATTGTTACTGATTTGCCGTAGGTACAACACTAAGCAGTATATGATACCTGCACTTTCCAATAACAATAGTACCCGCATTAGCAAACGTTGCACAGATTGCATACACCGTAGTTGCAGCTCCAGTAATCAAATCTGCATCAGCAGTAGGAAGTCCAATAACCCGAGATGCTGTCATACCAGATGCAGCTGCAGGGAAGTATGTACCTGCCGTTGTGTAAGTAGTATTAGTTGTTGCTTCAATCTGATTAACTGAACCAACAGCAGTTGCTACACCACCTGCAGTAACTGCATCAGTTGCAAGGGTATAGTAACCAACAATACCTGTCGTACCCGCAGTAAATGCAAGAATAACTTCGCAAGCAAAACCCATAACAATAACTTTCTGGGATGCTTTGGGAAAACTAAACAGGATAACAACTTTATCGTCAATAGCAGCAGATGCCGCTGCATCTACCAACCCACTGGAAACCCAAAAGGGAGTTTCCAAAATACTAGTTCTCTGAGCAGGATTCCTGCAATCTTGAATAATCGCGACTGTCATTGTAAAACCTCCTAAGCGTGAATAACTGAAAATTGAATAAACACTCTGAAACTTCCAACAACTCCGTTATTATCCAGAACTGTTGCCGTGCCCGCACCTGCCGCACCACTGAAAAACTTTCCAGGGAATGTTTCTATAGTTGAGTTAAATGCTCTCTTTACTCCAACTACAGAAGGTTGAGCAATTTCATTAGTAATGAAACCATCCAACACAGCAGTTTCTCCGTTTCCAAACCAGCCAACTGTAATACTCGCATCCAAAGTAAATGCTGTTACAATCTGAACCCAAACATCCATAACAAAAGCCCACTTAGGAATCTTAATTATATTATAAGTGGCATCGTCAGGAAGTAGTAACAACTTACTTGCCGCTAATCTAAAATTATCAGAAAATTTATTTGCGTACGCATCGGTACTCATTTTATATTCCTCCTTTATCAGCTAATTGCCGCACCCCAAGCACTACCAACAATAACACCGTAGTCTTTGCCATCGAAGATAGGTTTTGCGGCTCCGAAAATCCCACCTCCACGAATCATAACGAATCTTTCTGCGTCCTTAGTGTAAGGAACAAAAGCCATCGTTGTAGACTTACTTTCACCTGCTCCACCCCATGCCCATACAGCCGCCTGACAACCAAGCAACAGATTCCTGTAGACACTTGAATTTCCTGGAGCTTTACGAATGTTTTCAGATTTAGAAATCAGCATACCATTATACTCAATTTCCGTATTAGGCACCTGAAGTTTATTAGCAGACCGCTGCAAATCACCCCACTGCCCCACATTCGTATTCTGCCGAAGAGCATCATACACATAGTTGTGAAGAATAACTCTCCAGTAGTTCTTACCACCAAGAGACAGAGGACGCAACTTATAACAACCTGTTGCAGGAATTTCTGCTCTTTGTTTCATTCTATCCAGCATGGTAAGATCCATCACATCAGCAGATGTCATACTCGCCTCAGCAACATCGTTGGCAAGAATCAAATGTCCTGTGTCAGGAGCCGTAATCGTAGTTCCAAAGGTCTTACCTGCCACTATAGCATAGGAAGTATCACCGCAGAGGACTGCCATTAGATAAGTGTTGAGCTTTGCCACCCACCAATCCTGCAGACCGTTCTTGCCTTCTTGCATCATATTATAAGGCACTCTCTGCTCTTCCATTTTACCACCAGTATCAACCGCATGGTTGAGTTCTTCGATGGTCATCTTGAAATCTTTGAATTTCAGTTTCT